GAAATCGAGTTTTGCACAGCGCGGGTATTTACTCCGCTGCTTGCGCCTGCTCGATATAAGGGTGCTTGGGGCGGTCGTGGTTCTGGTAAGTCACATTTTTTTGCTGAAAAATTAATCGAAGATTGTTTTGAGTTTCGCGGCATGCGCGCAGTGTGTATTCGTGAAGTTCAAAAGACGCTGAAGGAATCAAGCAAGCGGCTGATTGAGGATAAATTGGCGGCGTTTGGAATCGGTGAGAAACACGGTTTCAAAGTGTTTAACGAGGTTATCAAAACGCCCGGAGATGGTGTAATCACGTTCGTCGGGATGCAAGATCACAACGCGGAGTCGATAAAGTCGCTTGAGGGTTTTGGGCGCGCATGGATCGAAGAAGCGCAAACGCTAAGCGCGCGATCATTGTCATTACTTCGCCCAACAATTCGCGCGGCAGGTTCTGAGCTGTGGTTTAGCTGGAATCCACGGCGCAAAACCGATCCGGTTGATATGATGCTGCGCGGCGATGATTTGCCTACTGGCGCTGTTGTTGTACGCGCGAATTGGAGCGATAACCCGATGTTGCCGTCAGAACTCAATCAGGAACGGTTAGACTGTTTGCGGACAACCCCAGAGCAATACGATCATATTTGGGAGGGCGGCTATGCTGCCGTCAATTCCGGCGCATATTTCGCCAGGCACTTAGCCGATGCAAGATCAAGCGGCCGGATCGGTAGAGTGTCAGCCGACCCGCTCATGACGATCCACTTATTCTGCGACATCGGTGGAACCGGCGCAAGGTCTGACGCATTCGCAATATGGGCGTGTCAGATCATCGGGAAAGAAATCCGGGTTATCGATTATTACGAAAGCCAAGGCCAGCCGATCGATGCGCATATCAACTGGCTGCGGTCTCGCGGTTACAGCACAACAAAATCACAAATTTGGCTACCGCACGATGGCGGACAAAATGACCGTGTTTATGCGGTCAGCTACGAGTCCGCGTTCGATGCCGCTGGGTACAAGGTCGAGGTGGTGCCAAACCAAGGCAAGGGGGCGGCAATGCTGAGGATTGAAGCGGTGCGGCGTTGGCTTGGATCGTGTTGGTTTAACGAGTCGACAACATCGGCGGGTATCGATGCGCTGGGCTGGTATCATGAAAAAATTGACGACGCGCGCGGCATTGGATTAGGCCCGGATCACGATTGGAGCAGTCACGGTGCCGATGCATTTGGATTGATGGCTATTGCGGTTGAGGATCTATTTACAAAAACTGACGAGCAATACACGCAACCCGTTTTAACGCACGGCTGGATGAGCTAATTAAAAAAATACATTATGCAAAAAAACACTACCGATATAGTCAAGCAAGCGAAAGAATTTTTCACGCTCGCCAGCGACGCCGAGCGAGATAACCGGAAGGCCGCGCTTGATGACATCGAGTTTTCGTTGCTCGGTAAACAGTGGGAGCAAGCAGACATAGAGCGCAGGCAATCGCGCGGAAAGCCGTGTTTAACTATCAATAAATTGGTCGCTTATGTGCATCAAGTAGTCAACAACTCACGACAAAACAAGCCATCGATCTCAGTCAAGCCGGTTGACGATAATGCTGATCCGGAAACCGCAGAAATATACACCGGACTGATTCGCAACATCGAATCCACATCCAAAGCCGATTTAGCATACGATACCGCCGTTTTGCATGCGGTTGCCGGTGGCTATGGTTACATCCGCGTGAATGTCGATTATGCGCATGATGACACTTTCGATAAAGACATAAAGATCGACCGAGTGGCCAATCAATTCGCTGTGTTTGGCGACCCTCATAGCATGGCCGCTGATTCAAGCGACTGGAATGAGTGCATGATCGTCGATCGAATCACAAAAGCCGAATTTAAAGCAAAGTATAAAAAAGATTCTGCGGAAGGTTGGGAAGATTCCGATGGCTATACCGGTCTTGAAGCTGATTGGCTAGACGAAGATGGAATTCTGATCGCTGAATACTGGGTACGCGAAGAAGTCGTTAAAACAATCTGCTTGCTTAATGATGGTTCTGTAGTTGATGCCGAAGTTTACGCGGAGCAGGCGGACTATTACGAAGCCATCGGCGCGCAAAAAGTTGACGAGCGACAGACTCGAAGCTGGAAAGTGAAGCAGTTTATCGTTACCGGCTCGGAAGTTCTTGAAGAAAACGATTGGGCTGGAAAGTACATTCCAATAGTGCCTGTTTATGGCGATGAGATTATCGTATCAGGCAAGCGGTATTTTAAGAGCTTGATCCGCGACGCTAAAGACCCGCAACGGATCTTCAATTACTGGCGCACAAAAACGACTGAATTAGTCGCTCTTGCACCGAATGCGCCTTGGGTCGGTAAAGAAGGCGCTTTTTCCGTCGATTCGCACAAATGGGCGACAGCGAACATAGAGGATCATGCTTTCTTGCAATACAAAGGCAATGATGCGCCGCAGAGACAAGCTTTTGCTGGCGTTCCGGCTGGTGCGCTACAAGAAGCGATGAATGCGAGTGACGATATAAAAACAGTGCTTAACATGCACGACCCGAGCATGGGCGCGGAATCAAATGAGACCTCGGGGCGCGCAATTATGGCGCGACAACGCCAGGGAGAAATCGGAAATTTTCACTTCGTTGATAATTTATCTCGCGCGATCCGTCACGTTGGGCAAATCGTGATCGATCTGATCCCGCACGTTTACACAGGTGACAGGATTGTGCGAATTCTCGGCGAAGATGGGAAAGAAGCCGAAAACGTGCGAATCGGTGAAGAAGCGCAGCAAATCGAAGGCGAGAACGGCGAATTAACGCGCGTTTATGACTTGTCTGTCGGCAAATACGACGTTGTTGTAAGCGCCGGGCCATCGTTTGCAACCAAGCGCGAAGAAGCGGCAACACAAATGACGGAGTTCATAAGATCCTATCCGCAAGCAGCGCCGCTCATTTCTGATCTGTTGGCTAAAAATCTAGACTGGCCGGGCGCTGAAGAAATGGCAAAGCGATTTAAGGCGATGCTCCCACCACAAATACAAGAAGCCGAGAACGGCGATCAACCGCCACCAGAAGTCATGCAATTGCAACAGCAATTAGAGCAAACGCAAGCCGAAGCACAGCAAATAATCCAGCAATTACAGCAGCAAATTCAAGAGGTTTCACAAAAAGCGCAAGCGACAACGGCGGATAAGACGCTTGAAATTGAGAAGCTCAAAATCGACGCTTTCAACGCTGAAACAAACCGGCTGAAAGTTGTACAGACCGGAATGACACCGGAGCAGGTGCAGGCTGTTGTTGCGGAGGCAGTGCAGGGCGTATCTGCAACCCCAGAGCCATTGATTGAGCAAACAAAACCGCACAGCAAAGTATCGCGCGCGGTGAAATTGGATGACGGCTCTTGGCAGGTTTACACCGAATATTTAGATCACCAACCGCAAGAGCAGGCGGAAAACAACGAAGAGGAGCAAATGATTAATGGCTAATGCACTATATCCAAAATGGAAGGAAGCACTTTTACAGAATTCGGCAGACTCCGATCTGGACGGCACAGGAACGACGGGCGTTTATGTAGCGCTGGTGGATACAGGCACCTATACTTACAATTCCGCGCATGAATTTTATTCGTCACTGTCCGGCATTGTCGGAACGGATCAGGAGATAGGCGCAACAAAAAGCTACACAAACGGCGTGTTCGATGGGGCTGATGTGACGTTTACCTCAGTTTCAGGTGCTACTGTAGAAGCTTTAGTTCTGTATCGCAAGAATGCCGGCGCCAACACAACGTGGCGGCTGATTGCTTACATTGATACCGGTGTTACGGGTCTGCCGGTAACGCCAAATGGCGGCAATATTTCGATTTCCTGGAACGCATCTGGCATTTTCTCGCTGTAATATGGTATTAACGCTTAAATATCAAACAAAAGCGCAGCTACTAGCTCGCTTTCGTGAGCGTTACCGAACAGCCACAAAGCGCGAATTAGCAAAGCTTGCGGCGTGGCTTTACGATCGTTATATCGACGGTGACTTGACTGCAACCCAGATTCGTAATGCATTTAATTTGGACACGCAGGCAAAGTGGGATGCTTTTAGGGTAAAAATTCAAACGTTGCGCGATCAGTACGCCGCAATTGATGGAGCGGTGGGCGAATGATAGTTGAAATCGCTGATGATATTCAGGGATCACCGCGTTTTATTTATTACCAAGTGACGGATGATTTCGGGGTAATTCATAACTATGGCCCGGTGATTACTTCGGATCCGGCCTTTGATGCCGAAGCGCATAAAACTGTCGTACTGGTTAAGGTCTCTGCCGCATTGGCCGAAGCCGAATTTAATCAGGTGATTGGATAATGGCCACATATTACGTTGACGACGGAGGAGGCAAGGCGGTATCTGCCGCAACAAATGCGAACCCTTGCCAGGTGACAGTCACAGGGCACGGATTCAGCACGAACGATAAGGTTGTGTTTTATACCGTCGGCGGCATGACGCAGATTAATTTCACGAATGGCAGCGCCGGATATACGGTTACAGTCGTTGACGCCAATAACTTTACGATCGGCGTTGATTCGACTGCATACGGCACTTATACAAGCGGCGGG